TTTGAAATCAAGAATCTATTCTATCGCAGAAAAAATGGTAGAACTAGAAGATAACTTCATCGATCTGGCATTTGCCACAGGTGGCATCGAAGGATTGACTGCGGCAGATGTGAAACAATACATTCGTTATATTGCAGATCGTCGTTTGATTAGCCTTGGTCTTAAAGGTATATTCAAAGTTAAAAAGAATCCTCTGCCTTGGGTAGAAGAAATGATTAATGCACCAACTCATACAAACTTTTTTGAAAATCGGGCTACAGATTATTCAAAGGGTGCATTATCTGGTACGTGGGAAAATGTATGGGGTAAAGCAGCATAATTGTGACAGTTCTGTTTCAATTCTTGTTTTTGATAGATATTATGAGTAGTATAATTTTATAGGAGATGTAAATGAAGTTAGCGAAAATCTTGGCAGTAGCCACATTATTGGTAGCAGGTGCAGCACAAGCAGGTGACTGGTATGGTAGCGTTGGATTTGATCAAAAAGACAAACTCAACAGTAAAACAAATGAATTTCACAATGTCACATCAATGACCATTGGTACAAAACTTGGTTACGGTTTCTCCGTTGAAGCATTGGTTGAAGAAGAATTGGTAAAGAATCCTTCTTCTGGTAGTTATGCTGATGAAGGTCTGTATCAACTGCGTGGAAACAAATCATTTGATACTGGTACTATCTTTACTCCTTATGTTAGTTTAGCAGTAGGTGAGAAAAACAAAGCATCACTAAGTTTTCCAATCTACCGTTACGACATCGGAACTACTGTTAAACTTACTGATCAAATTGGTGCTAAGTTGAACTGGCGTCATCGTCAAGCATGGGATAGCACATATCATGGCACAGCAACAAAATATGATACTGATGAAACACGTATTGGTTTGTTCTATAAGTTCACACCGGTAGACACAATCACAGTTTCATATGCACAAGAACGTGCTAAAGATGGACTATCTTCTGAGTATAATACTACAGCAATTTCATACTCACGTAGTTTCTAATCAAACAAATCGGTCACGACGATAAGGTGACTCTGGAACCGTAACCAGAAACTATAATGGATAAAACCTATCGTAGTATTTTTATTTCAGATGTTCATCTTGGTTCAAAAGATTGCAAGGCTGGGCATCTGAATAATTTCCTCAAGCATAATACATGCGAATCATTATATCTAATTGGCGATATAATTGATGCATGGAAAATCAAAGAAAATAAATGGCGTTGGAAACAATCACATACAAATGTGGTACGCAACGTTCTTGGCCATTCTAAACGTGGAACAAAAGTTGTTTATGTTCTAGGTAATCACGATGAATTCCTCAGACCTTATCTGCATTATGGATTAGGTTTTGGTATGTTAGAAATTACAAATCAATGCGAACACATTGGTGCAGACGGTAAAAAATATCTTGTTACTCACGGCGATCTATTTGATGGCATCACAAGATTAGCACCATGGTTATCCATATTAGGAGACAAAGCATATGATTTTGTTCTTGCACTCAATTCTCTATTCAATTGGATACGACATCGCTTTGGCTTTGGTTATTGGAGTCTGTCTCTATATCTTAAACAAAAGGTCAAACGAGCCATAGATTTTATGTTTCAGTTTGAAAAGAATCTTGCTGGTTACTGTAAGAAAAAAGGATATGATGGTGTTATTTGTGGTCACATACACAAAGCAGAGATAAAAGAAATAGATGGTGTAATTTATATGAATGATGGTGATTGGGTTGAATCATGCACAGCATTAGTTGAACATCATGATGGACGATGGGAAATAATCTCATGGACACGGGAGAGCGACAATGTGGTTGATGATACTGATAGCAGTTCATCTAAATGATCCTAGTGATCAACCTGCAAGAATGACAATGGAGTTTCCTGATCAACAATCATGTGAACAGGCAAAATCTAGTTTATCATATTGGGTAAAGTTTAAGAATTTTAAAATTGAGGCATCATGTCAAAGAAAATCTTAATAATAACAGACAATGTTCCAGACCAAATTAACGGTGTCGTGGTTACGTTCAAAAGCATGGAAGAACATGCGCTTGTGGATGGTTATAATAGTGTATACCTTACTCCCCTTCAGTTCTTCAATTTTAGTTGCCCAGGCTACTCTGAAGTTAAACTTGCCCTTCCGTGGGGCATTGGCAAGAAGATTGAAGAGATATCTCCGGATTATATACACATCGCCACCGAGGGTCCTCTTGGTTTGTTTGCTAGACTTTATCTTGACAAACGGGGTTATCGTTACAATACTTCTTACCATACTAAATTTCCTGAGTTTTTAAAAGCAATCTACCATATTCCTATGCCTATTACATGGGCATATCTTCGTTGGTTTCATAAGCATTCAGGTAAATTATTGGTCAATACAAGATCAATGAAGAAAGAATTGGAAAGTAAAGAATTCAGTGGTCCGATGGTCACATGGACCAGAGGTGTTGATAGAGAAAAACTAAAGCAGACCAAACGATATGATTATGGCGAAAGACCTATTGTATTGTATGTTGGTAGAGTATCGAAAGAAAAGAATCTGGATGCATTGTGCGTGATGCAGGACACCTATGATATTGAGATTGTTGGTGATGGTCCATATAGAAAGAAATTAGAAGAAAAATATCCTAAGGTAAAGTTTTTGGGTTATCAGCAAGATTCAGAGTTGGCCAATAGTTATGCACGTGCCGATGTATTTTGTTTTCCAAGCAAATCAGATACGTTTGGTATTGTGATGATTGAGGCAATGAGTTTAGGCACACCAGTGGCAGCATATCCAGTAGATGGACCATTGGACGTGATTGATGAATATACCGGTTATATGCATGAAAATCTACACAAAGCAATTATGGTCTGCCTTCAGATGGACCGTAAATTAGTTAAACAGGCATCAAGCATCTGGACATGGGAACAGTGCTGGTCTATCTTTAGAGATAATTTAGTAGACATTATCTAAATAGGCGTTTAGAGGGAGTAATTCCATGAAACGCCTATTCTTTTTAGTTGTAGCAGCATTTATAGCAGTTGCAGCACAGGCATCAGAATCATATCGTTTACCTTTTGTAGAATTACAAAACGGCGTAGTTAAAATTCCTTTTGTACAGCAAGAATGGGTTCTCGGAGCAGAGAGGGCCGATTGGTTACTATACCTAGAAAAAGGCATATTCAAAAATCCAAATCAACCCATGTATGAATTTCATGCTGCTACCATATACAAGAAACCGTACTATAGTGAAGCAATCAAGATGGAAGTAAGCAAGATATATACATACGGAGTTATGAATTGTAATGAAGCAAACCTGTATATTTTGTTCGAGTGGTATGTTGATGTGAATGAGAATTTAATATTCAAAGCATCACATGAATATGGAGCATATACAGTCGAGTTGCTGACACCATTCACTGCAAGAAATGATGTATACAACCAAATATGTAAGGATTCAGTATGAAAAAAATTATTAGTTTAGTTCTATTATTTGTAGCACAATATGCGTTTGCATGGGATCAACAAGCACCACTATCTATTGATAAATGTGCAGTTCATGCACCATATGGTTTACCCACAGTTAGCAAAGCAGATGCAACAGTTATTTGCCGTAATGGTTATGTGACTATGCATGACAATCAAGCAAAGATTCCAGTATGGTCATCGTATTCTATTGATGCGACAACTGGTCTTGGATGTGTAGCACGTACTAACGCATTCGTTGCAGACAATTCGTTGCCATTGGGTAAGAAATCTTCACCAACCGATTATGCTGGCACCGGTTACGATCAAGGGCATATCGTACCTGATGGTGACCAATCATATAATACACAAGTTGAATGGGAATCTTTTCTCATGTCGAACATGTCACCACAATTGCCTAATCTAAATCGTGGTGTGTGGAAACAATTAGAATCAACTGTCCGTGCATGGGCAGTACAGCGTAATCATAAACTCATCGTAATTCCAGGAGACATCTATGACACTGCTACGGCTAAAAAGATTGGTAAAAGTAACGTGGTTGTACCAACTGCGTTGTTTAAGATTGTTATCGACACACAAACAAACGAAGCTCTAGCATTTATCTACGAGCATAAAGAATCACAACCAACTGATATTGCATTGGGTCAAGTATCGATTGCAGAAGTTGAGAAACGCACAGGCATTACATTTCCTGTACCAAAAGGTGTAGATAAGAATGCAAAGCCAAAAATATGGGTAGCAGATTTGGGTGCATTGGGTAAATCTAAAAAAGCAAAGTGTGGTAAAGATGATTAATCTCAAGCATGAATGTTCAGCATGTAGTTCAAAGTTCACCATTTCTTACAATGAAATGAATACAGAATCAGACCCTACACATTGCCCATTCTGTGGAGAGTATTTGATTTTGAATGAAGAAGATTTTAATGAGGATGATGACGAACCGCTATGAAATGGTTATTATGTGACAGTGAATACATCGATGATGGTACATATTTTGGTTTTGTGTACCTCATCGAAAACACAATTACAGGACGAAAATATATTGGACGCAAATACTTTACACAAGCTGGCTACAAGCAAGTCAACGGTAAAAGAAAAAAAATCCGAAAACCTTCCGACTGGCAAACTTATTACGGTTCCAATGAAACACTCAAAGAAGATGTCTCAATCTTAGGTGAGGATAAGTTCGTAAGAACTATCCTTCACCTTTGTAAGACTAAATCGGAATGTTCATACTATGAGACTTCGGAAATATTCAAACGAGATGCATTAATATCTCCCATCTATTATAATGATTGGTGCCAATGCAAGATACGCCGAGCGCATTTGACTAATATCCAAATGTCAGATATCACTAAATAAAATGTGCAGTTGCAGCATAAAATGACTCTCCTATGCATACATATTTGTATAGGAGGGTTGCACAATGATTAAAAAGATGATAGAATGGTTCACAAGACCACAAATAAACGAAATAGAACAATATATTTCGTCACATAATCCAAAGACAGCAGCGGACGTGGACATGTTAATTAATGAATTCAACTACAAAAGGAAATTACAATGTTTTTAAACCAACCACAATTCCCAGTATTTTATACTTTTAATGATCTTAGTCGCAAAGCGGAGGAAGCAGCAGTGAAGACAATCGATTTTAATAAACAGTTCTTTGATAGCACGATTGCCTATTTTGACAGCATCACAGATAATCAGTTTACTACATACACAAAGAAGGTTTCAACTTTTAACCAGAATGTGGCTGAAGATGCAAAGAAAATCGTCAAAAGTGAGTCAACAAAAACTAAGGCTTGAAATAGAATCTAAATCTAAATTCTGGCAACCAGTGAGTCGCAATGGGTGGTGGATTAAATTCTCCACCTATCGTGATCACTACATTTTGTTAATGATCGTTTCCAAATATACCGCACAAACTATTATACGTTATTATGAAGATGAAAGTGAAGCAGTAGCATTTATCAATTTCATTACCACATGTAACGCACAACATACATTCGAATCAGCTTAGGAATTATTATGAATATCGTGGACAAACTGATTAATACTCAGCGTATGCTATCCGATTTGTTTTTGAATAAAGAACAAACATTTGCATCACATAAAATACCTGCACCATTAGACGAAACACGAAATGCTGCACAAGCATGTTATCAAGCATTACAGCGTGGTAACAAAATAATTTTCATGGGTAATGGTGGATCAGCAGCAGAAGCACAGCATCTATCAGCAGAATTGGTGGGGCATTTTATGTCACAAAGCAGACCATATGCTGCGATGTCATTGACTACAGATACATCAGCAATCACTGCGATTGGTAATGATTATAACTTTAAAGAAATATTCTCTCGTCAACTATCAGCAATAGCACAACGTGGAGATGTAGCAATCTATCTTTCAACTTCAGGAACATCTGAAAATATTATTGAAGCCATGAAGATTGGAAAAACTTTAGGTTGCGTTAATATTGCATTCACTGGTATGAAAACAAGATACATGCAAGAGTATGCACATTATTATATTGCAGTGCCATCAACAAGAACTCCACAAATTCAAGAGGGGCATTTGATTTTAGGTCATCTATTATGCGAATACATAGAACATAAGATGGAAGATTTAAACAATGCCAATTCAAAAGACTTGCCCGACATGCAAAGTAACACACAGTAAACGTGGACCATATTGTTCACGTTCATGTGGCAATATTCGTGTTCATACTGAAGCAGACAAGGCAATTCGTTCACAAAAACTTACCGAGTATCATCAGACACCAGAAGGTGCTGCGACACGTGAGAAGTCATCACGTATAACAACAGCATTAAACAAAGGTGAAAATTGGGAAGAAATTGGTGTAGATGATTATGCGGTAGGAATACCCGATGTTACCGATTACTCAGCCGATTTTGATTATACATGGAATCGTGCTGAAAAATGGTAGCTTGACAAACAAATTTATATAACATATAATAAAATGTCACACATTCCAGAAGAAGATGAACTAACTATCATCGAAAAAATAGATGCCGCAATAGAGTTTTTTACTCATGTAAAACAATTTAAAACCTTGTGTATGGTGCTAGAAGAAATAAGGCAAGAACTTTTAGAAACATACTATGAGGTAGATTATTATGAGGAGTTATGTGAAGGCTATGAAAAAATGATTAAAGAATTTATGAAATAACATGAGCATAAAAAACAAACTATTAGACATCCAATATGCGATAGAGAATTGGTACAATGCAAAACAAATGACCGTTGTTGAAATGTTGGTCTGTGTTATTTTATTATGCATATTGGTTGTACAATCAGCAGAAGCAAAACCAATTCGTCATACACATAAACATTCACGTGTTCAGCGTGTTATTGAAACGCATGGCATGTCATACATTCACGTTGATTTAGAACAAGATGCTATTATCAAGGGGCAGAATGTTGATAAGGTTCGTGGTTTAGCAAGTATCACCAAACTAATGACAGCAATTGTTGCATTAGATTATTCTACCGACACCGATAAAGTATTAAAGTTAAGCAGCAGAGAAGGTTCACGTTTACCTAAGCATGAATACACACGTGGGCAATTATTTCATGCGATGCTAATCAAATCAGATAATGCAGCAGCAGAAACTATTGCAGCAGATTATCCTGGTGGTCGTGTGAAATTCATCAATGATATGAATCTTCGTGCAGCATCGATGGGATTAAAGAATACACACTTCAATGATCCGACGGGTTTGAATATGGGTAACGTAAGCACAGCAGAAGATGTATCACATTTAGTTGTTGGTGCAGCATACTATCCAATGATCAGACACATTTCTACCAAAAAAGAAGCAACTATTTTGATCCAAGTCAAACGCAAAGATTGGCCTGTTGTGATAAGTAATACTAACAGAGTCCTGTTGCATGAATTTGATTCTATATTATTGAGTAAAACAGGTTTTACTAATCCAGCAGGATTTTGTGTAGCTATTCTAGTTGAACAACCGATTAAAAGTGAAATGCATCATCAGGTAATAGTTGTGATGGGAGCAAAGAGTACCGCTCAAAGAGTTGACACAGTGAAGCGAATAATGTATCATGGAATGTATGGAGGTGCTGATTGTGACGACCGAGTTTGATGCAGTAATGAATCGCATTAAGAATCTTACCGAGTTCGAGGTGCAAGTTGACATACCAGAAGATTTTCAGTTTGATGGTATTGTTCCGTATGACATGAGTATATCTGGTGGTAAAGCATTTGTAAAAGTTGTAGCCACCAGTATTGGAGAAGCAAAACTAAAAGCAATGGAGTATTTTCATGGCAGCAAATACGAGTAAACCTTGGATGTCGAGTAAGTATGATATGCCTATTCTTGATAATGAAGAGATGTGGTCACAAGAAATAATTGATGAAGTTGTAAAAGATATATTTGATGAAATGGATGAGGACGAAAATGTCAACAAAAAAACAAAAGACTGAAAGGAACAGCACGATTACAGTATATCCTGATCCAGTTGTCAATCAATTGTTTCCTACGCCTGTAGTATTTGCAAAGTTACCCCGCAAATATACTGATAAAGAAGTGGAATATGTTCAAAAGTGTTCGCAAAACGTAACAAAGAACACAGGCAACACTACAAGTATAGATCGATATGTGTTAGAAGAACCAGCGATGGCTGATTTGAAAGCATTTGTACAATTTCATGTTGATCATTTTATGGCTTCAATTGAATCGCCAATGAAGCCTGTTGAAGCATACATTACACAATCATGGTTAAATTATACACAACCAGGTGAATATCATCATAAGCATGAGCATCCAAACAGTTATATTTCGGGTGTATTGTATATTAATGCTGATCCAGAAAAAGATAAAATCTATTTCTACAAGAGTGGTTATAAACGTATATCATTGCCTACACAAAAGTTTAATCCATTTAATTCAGAATCATGGTGGTTCTCTGTTGGTACATGTAATTTAGTTTTATTTCCATCATATCTAACACATATGGTAGAACAAACACAAAGTGCCGATACAAGAATCAGTTTATCATTTAACACATTCTTAAAAGGTTATATTGGTGAAGAGGAAAGTTTGACTGCATTACACACTGGTGAACCTATTGCAACTACAGAATGGCGTAAAACTGAAGTTGATAAACCAAAAGATGGACCGGGCGGTTCAATCTAACTGGCGTTAGTATAATGGATAATACCGAGGATTTCTACTCCTCTAATGTGGGTTCGATTCCTACACGCCGGACCAAATATATTATGGAGATGTTATGTCAGGAATATTCAAAGTGCCCAAGGGTGTAACGACAGTAACAGTCGGACCAATTCTTGGTGGTAGTGGAGGTAGTAGTGCAGCCGGAATTACACATGTACCGTCACATTTGATTGCGGATAGTACATTGGGTGGTCATCATATCAGTAATAGTAATACATTCCAAAATTTTGTTGATCATGTAATTGAAGGGCAAACATTATTTGTTGAGCATCGATTGCCCGGATCGTATTTACTAGGCGACGATACAATAGATGCAGTCAAAAAAATATTGATTAACAAAATGCTAGATGAAATGGTCAAAGCAAAGTGTATAGAATTCACACGAATGGAAAATCTTGAAACTAATGAATACATATTTCGTTCCAGAGTCCATGTATTGCCAGATGATAAAGTCAGACTTATCAGGGAGATAAAAGATGCAAGAAAAACAACGTAAATCACTGTGGAGAAAGCGAAAGTTTCCAAATAGATAACAAAAAGACGACATTTCGGTGTCGTTTTTTTACAACAACCACACAATCGCTTGACATTCTTGCCGTATTTCGGTATACTAGGAGCATAGAAGATGAAATAGAAAGTGAGTTTGAAATGAGATTTAGAACAGATTTTGATTTGAGTGAGTTGTGTGGTTGGGTTGGTATGGTTCTGATACATGCTGCGACTCTTCCGACAAGTATTGGTGTGATACTAGGTTATAATGATAGACTTCCACCAGTTAGTATGGTGTTGATGGTCTGGGCAGGATTGTTCTTGTTCTTGATTCGTGCGTTAGGTAGAAATGATAAACTGTATATTATAAGTAATGCAGTGGGTTTCTTTTTTAATAGCGTATTGTTAGCATTGATCGTTTTTAGATAGGAGTTTACATGAGTAACGATAAACAAATGTTTGGTATGTCCGAGAGTGACATTCGTGAGCAGTATATGGAAAGCATTACTGCCAAGTTGAGTGGATTGGAGATGGTAGTTGCAGGTATTCTTAGTGATTGTCAAGAATTGACAGAGCGTGGGCAATCAGAGCAAGTTCGCAAACAATTAAATGTTGCGAAATTTATTTTGTTTGAGATGATGGATCAACGTGAAGGGGTTGAATAATGACTGTGCTGAATCAAGTTATCGCCTACGAACAAGGCGAATTGGATGCGTTAGATATCATCGATTTGTTTCAGGAATTGATTACCTCTGGTATGGCATGGAAACTACAAGGCTCATATGGGCGCACTGCAAAGGCGTTGATTGAGGCTGGCTATTGTGTGGAGGCTTGATGTCAAGATTGAAACTTTTTGTTGTTGCTGGTAACTATCAGGAGTTCCAAGACTTTGTTATCAATAAGAGAATGAAAGGTTTTAGTTATGATTTTATATACATTGCCAACGCCGATGAGTTACGTGGTATGAGTACCATACGGGGATTCTATGTTGGAACGTATAGGGAGCGCCCTGACTGGTCTGAGATACGGGATGCTATCGCTATCATCAAAGCAAAAGAAAACCGCCTAAACGAGCCGGAAGATGAAGTAGATTTGTTGTCAAATGGAGAATTTCAAGTTGACAACTAAACAATCGCTTGACAAACAACCTATTATCCACGATAATAGTATTTTCGATGATGACTTGGAGATTGATATGGCTAATGAATTCAATGAAATTAATGCACTAGCAGCCGAGTTGGCTGAGTTGAGTATCGAAGCAGAAATTGATGATGAGTATGAGGCTTTGATGGATATATTGTATGCCGAGCATGAGGCTATGTTGTACGCCGCCAATAGTTATGATAATGATGCAATGGCTTATGGGGAGATGGTATGAACGTGAGCAATGAATTAGCTACCGCCTTGATTGGCTTGAAAGATGTAATCGTGGCAGACTATGCCAGATTTCTTAAAGATTTGGATTACCCGCAAGATAAGTTTGGCGTGGAGTTTGACGAGGGTAAAAAATACGTAAAGGTTGTTAGTATCTCTGGTGGCGGTAGCCGTTCGGTCTTTTGCTTTGTTGAAAAAGAGAATGGCAATATATGGAGAGCAGCCAGCTGGAAAGCCCCTGCCCGTAATTTTGTGCGTGGTAATGTGTTTGACCAAAAATCATATATCGACCGCATTCGTTGGACAGGTGTATCGTGACCGTAAAATTTTGCAAAGATTGCATTCACTTCCTACCGCTCTCCGAGATGTGTAACTCGGAGCAGTCGGTAAAATGCGTCGATGTGATATGGGGTCGGCATGAAAAAATGTCAGCATATGAGATGCGGAATTCTGATGATTTGTGTGGCATCGATGCTAAGTTGTTTGAGGATGCGAATGGATTTAAAAAATATATTGGTGAAGGAGTTATAGAATGAAAATCGTATTATTGATTATGGTCGTATCATTGGCAGCATGTAACACAACCGCTGGCATACTATCTGGTGCTGGCAAAGACCTACAGGCTGCGGGTGCATGGGCTACCCCTAAAGAACAAGTACCATTAAAATAAGGAGATGATTATGAAACAGTTTTTTACTAGCCGTGAAGAGTATATCGCCGTTCTACAAAATGAAGTAGAGATTCTGCGCCGTTATTATTTTAAGCCTGAAACCTCAGGCACTGGGCATTTCAATACTGCTATTGGTGTATTGGAAAGTCGTATCGAAGACCTGCAAAAGTTGCCCGAAGCAGCCTAGAATAAATAAGGCACTATGCCTGATGATGCTGACGACCTAAAAAAACAACTTGATGCACATAAGCCAAAGAAAAAGAAATTGGCTGTGCCTGAAGGTTTTCTTGAAGAAGCCAAATCCTATGAGGGTAAACTCATGGCCGTTAAGATTATTGCAGAACGTGAGAAAGATAAAGTCCTGCTGATGATTAAAGGCATGATAGCCAAGGCTGATGAAGACCGTGCTAAAATAGCAGCCGCACAAGAGAAAGCAAAACGTGATGCACAAGAGAAAGAAGCCTTAGAACGTGCGGCAGCCATAGCAAAGAATAAAGCTAAGAAAAAATGAAAAACCTGTTAAACATATTGCCAAAATTATTGGAGATGATGCCAGGGATTGTGAAATTCCTGAAGTATATTCCTATTCTAATGATACTAGCAGGCATTGGCTACGGTGTGTTTTATTGGTCACAAAATTATCGTGATCCGTTTAAATGCGTTGACAATCAAATTTATGAGCAAGTAAGAGTGGATTCTAATGTATACCAATTTGTTGGTGGCTATTGTGTCGAAGGTGATAATAAATGAGTGATAAACATATAATGATGGGTTTATGGGCAGGATTAATCTGCCTTGTCCCTATACTGGTATTCGGTCTATACCATGAACGGGCTGAATATTCTAAACAATGCACCGAGGCTAATGGTACACTTATAGCCACCAAGAATGATTATATTTGTGTTAAGACAAAGGCTATTATCCCTTTGAAATGATATGGTTCATTGTTATCATTTGCGAAATAATTCTCATTCTGTTCGGTGTTGTCATTGTGCTATTGTCCGCTGAACTGCCCCAACCCATCAATCCTGTTGTAAAACCACAACAAAACAAATTACCAGAACCGCTTGACAAACCTGCCGATATCGACGATAATAAACGTATTGATGATGACGAATGGGAGTAATAAATGAGTGATATTTTTGTGAGTAGGGATTACGGTGATGTCCGTGTTATCTCTAGGGGTCTGGACTATGTGGTTCAGCGGTTCGTAGAATACAATGAGCAAGGTTGGACTGATGTTAATAGTTTCAACCAGATGTCCGATGATTATGCGACTACCAATGCGAATGAATATGCACTGGCTCTAGTTGCGAAATTGAAAGGGGAATTAGTATGAGTAAGGTTCGAGTGATTGTGAATGGCGTGTCATTCTACACGACAAAAGCGCAAATTAAGCGTGGCGTAGGTGATAATGCATCCATTAATATGTTCGCCCAGATGGCTTTAGACGAGTGTATTCGTGAGGGTGTAGCAGGGTTGGGAAAAACCTATCGTGCATATAATGGCAATATGCAATCCACAGCATACGATTTACAGATTGATCTTTAATTAGGAGTTTTATCATGGCTTACGTTTCCCAAGAGTTGAAAGCGAAAATCGCTCCCCAAGTGAAAGCAATCCTGAAAAAATACAAAGTGAAGGGTTCACTGGCTGTCCGTAATCATTCCACACTGGTGCTGAATATCAAAGAAGGCGCCCTTGATATGTACAAAGATTATGGTAATACTGAGGATGCCCAGAAATTCGGTATTCAAGTTAATCCCTACTGGTACAAAGACCACTTCAATGGTCGTACACGTGCATTTTTATCCGAAGTGATTCCTGCTATGAATGCGGGTAATTGGGATAAGTCTGATGCACAAACCGATTACTTTAATGTGGGCTGGTATATCGATGTGAATATCGGTAAGTGGAACAAACCATACGCAAAGGTGTAATATGGATGAATATAAGCCGCAGCACCCCCTATTCAGCAAACTAGGGACTGATGCTGGTCTGCTGAATTATATTGAGCATGAAACACCACGGCATTATTTCATGTCCGCATGGGCAACCGAGGATGATGTATACACCTTTGCCGAGGCTATAGTCCGTGAGTGTATCAAAGCATGTCCGCAGGAAGATGGCAGAAAAGCCATTCGGCAACGGATGGGGATAGACTAGTTTGCAAAATAGCAACAAAACAATCCACCATAATCGCTTGACAAACCTACCCCCATTTCGGTATACTATAGTCTGAATTGATTATTACGGAGAAGAAAATGTTAGTACGTGATTTGATTGCTCTTTTAGCAAATGTTGATCCTGACCTAAATGTTCGTATGACAATGGGTATGGATTATGATGATTCTGTCGGTTCGATGTATATCTCCGGCGATTCCTTGTATTTTGACGATATCCCAGCCGATGCGGTAGGTGATACGGTTCTTTATTCTGCAAACTAATAGGGGTAAAAAATGATTCAATATATTACTGACGGTCGGGATGGGCGTAATGAACGAGTCATCCTGTGGCGCACTGGTGAATACACCTACGAGTTGGATATCGGTACCGGTCTGAGCAAGAAAACGCTAAAATTCTATGAGACCGAATATTACGAGGCTCTGGAATTCTTTAATAATGCTATAGCAAATTACACGGAGTATGCATAATGGATAAAGTATTCATTGTAGTCCAGCGGGTAGCATATGAGGGGGACACCGTAATGCGAGTGTTCGCTAACTATAAAGATGCTATAGCATATGCTGACGAGTTAACCGCAGAAGAAATTGCAGCCGATTTTATCGACTATGATGTATTCGAGAGGGAAGTATATTAATGGAAACGTATACATTCTGGTATAAGACAATAGCAGGGTATATCTTTGAAGAGAAACGATTAACCAAGCGCCAAGCCATAATCCGCTTCAATAGACTGGATCGGAACTATAACCCAGAGATACAGACCTTCGGATGGAAAGTCAATGCCTAAATTCAACACAAAAACCTATACCGAATCCATCGAGTTTATAGGCAAGTTAGCCACTCTGCCTAATACCAATGTCGATTCTGAGATAGCGTTAATTGCATTCGTGTACAATCAAGACCTATTCAAGGTAGGTAATGACGTAATGAAATTTGCCAATAAATGGAATAAACTTATCAGTAAAGATGCCATACACTAACATATGGGTTGCTGATAAGCCTATGGGAAAATCAGTAATAGACCTGAGTACAGAAGAGAGGATGAATGATAGTCATCATCCAAGTATAACCCTATATTCCGCAAAGTTTATCCTATCTGATGCAGACTTACCTACACCCTATAGTAAGATAGCCGAGAGAATGAAAGAAGCATTAAAGGTGCATAATAGACTATACCAGTGGATGATTGTACATGAGTCCAAGGTAGTATATTCGAAGTTCCCAGAATTACCATAGGAGCAAAAACATAGCACAATCACAAGCCCGTTGAGAATGATTCTCATTTGCATTGGGAACGCACTAGTAAAAACAGTGTGGAAATGTGGGGTGAAGTGGGGATCAGTGTGTTCGCCCATTCCGTTGCCGTGGCACAACACTGCACCTTTTCTGCCGAATCGCTTGACATCATTGCCCCTTTGCGGTATACTGTAGTCTGAATTGAGTGAGGAGCAAAAAATGTTAGTTCTAGAGTGTATTGCGGTTTTGCTATTAATAGCGATTTTAATAACCCCTGCGCCTGAGGTAGAATAAAATGGAAACAATTGAGATTCTTTTCGTTATTGCAACTATCGTCGGTGCGATTTATATTGTGACGGATGCGATTTTCGACCGCATGGGGATGTAAGATTGCCGAATAAAGTGCTTGACAATGTTTCGGCATCCAGTTATAATGATTGTGTGGTGAATGATATGGAGATTTTGTGATGTATATCTGTGACAACCGAAAGTTTAAGTCCTTGAGAGCCGCTCTGACGTATGCTGAAAAACAGTTTGTCCGAACCGGTGTTATATTGAGTATTGAACAAATGGAGACATTATGATTGTCCGTAAAGAAACCCTGAATGAGATTGCCACTCTAAAGGCTAAGTTTAATCCTGGTGTTTATGCCAATTGGGACTTGATTGTAATTGATTCGATTGCAAAAACACTTAACCTTGCTGCTGCTGACGTAGCCGCTGCTATTAAGGCGTTTAAGTTATGAGTTGGGTATTAGAGGGTCAGCGTGTGAGGGGTATGTACCTAGAGACCTTCCCCGTAGAGGGTGTGGTGATAGAGTCTAGGGTCACATATGGCTCTGGAGTAAAGCACACCATAGCACTCGATACCCCTATAGAGGTATATGGTTCTATGCGTGAAACAGTTAATTTGTATCATTGGGAGACAGTGAATGGCTAGATTTACACAGGAGCAGATAGAACAGGCTAAGGCTGAGTTCTTTCAGGATGATAATTTGAGTATTGAATGGGGCTTACGCCCGGCCGTGGGTCTGAATGGTCCAATAACAGTTTACAATAAGGTGCAACCAAATGGGAATGATGAAACGGCAAGTGAATGATATCCTAGACATGTGGCTGAATGGCTACACCTTTGCACGAATTGCAGGGGCTACAGGTCTTACACCCGAAGTGGTCGAATATGTGATTAATGAATACGGAGTGGACGTGGTGTGATGCGACTACACTGAAACGAAAACGGCAATACACTACAAAGAAGGAGTCCTCTACAAGGAACATGCTATTCTCAAGCAACCTTTTCGAGCATTAGTACCCGCACGGTGCAAAATTTTTTTTCTGGAAAATCCTGAGCAAATTCCGCTTTTCTATACTGCACCGTGCTAAAATTTTTTTTGGAGTAAAAATGAAACTCAAACTAAAATTAGGTCGTCGCCCAAGGTGCTGCGTTGAAGGCTGCACAAAACACGGTCAGTTTATGGGTACTTACACGAAAGATGGTAGCCCACAATTTCGCAAGTATTGCCAATCTCATCACTATGAAAGACAAGCTGCGAAAAAAGGGGTGTCGGTGAACGAGTGGGTTAATGCTATGCACCCCTACAAACAATATCGCAAGAACTACTGTGAGAACGCTCATGGTGAACATGCAGGATGGTTGCACTTCGTTTGCACAACAAAAATTGTCATGCCTCATCTACAGTTAGATACCGATCATATTGATGGTAACCCTACTAATAATGATGCTGATAATATGATGACACTGTGCAAGTGCTGCCATGCTATTAAGACTAATCTGTTCGGTGACTACAAAACCAAAGGTCGCAAACGCCTTGGTGTCGCTTGACATATTACTGAGTTTATTTTATAATTATTCTTTATAGGAGATTCTATGGATATTCGAGTTCGTGCTGCACTGTATTCTATCGGCTTCTTTGTCGGTATCTTCGCTGTAGGGGTATTAGTTAATACCGCTATCCAGTATCTGGAACCATGGATGTGGCCTGTGTTCTGGTTAGTGGTGCTGTTCGTTTGTGTATATAACTTGATGCTGTCTAAGTTAAAGTGGAATGATTGGAATACTAGGATTACTAAGGATAAAGAATGAACGGTAGGATTGAGGAACTGGCTAAAGAGGTCGTAGGACCGTCACGCCTTTTTGGCGGTGAGTTTGCTCTGATGGGTAATGAACAGGTCGAGAGGTTTGCATTGTTGATTATTCTGGAATGTGCTTCCATCGCTCTTAGAGAGGAACATGACCCCTACGAATGTATTAGAAAACATTTTGGAGTTGAATCGTGAACGAACTGTATATTGACATGTTAGCGGAAGGAGTTGAACAAAAGGTTCAGACTCGCCCTTCTGGTACTTACGACACTCGCCGATTTAATATTGAGTTCGCTAAGAGAATCGTGGACATCTGCGTTGATTTGGTTGAAGACTGCGTAGACTTGCGTGAGCCAGCCTCGACGTATGGTGATAGAATTCGTGAACATTTTGGGATTGAAACTAATGAAGACATTTGATACATTTGAAGAAGTGATTGGAATGAACAATTGCATGAAACGACCTATTGTGGTTCATGCTAAACAAATTGACGAAGAGTTTCGGGTTGATACATTAGAAGGTAACTATAAACAAGGTAAGCCTGGTGATTACCTGATGCGTGGTATTGATGGTGAGTTGTATATCTGCGATAAAGAAATCTTTGAAAAGACCTACGATTGGATTGACTGATGACTGATGAAGATAAGTTGATACATGAAGCGTGGCGCAATGCTGAAGCGTATCAAATACCAATGACAGATCGTGGTATGGAATTAGCTGATGCACGATACTACGGATTTAAGAAAGGTTGGGCATACGCTAAGTTCTATGCCGAGCATGGGCACACTGATATGAAAGAATCATTATGAGTCCTGAACTACAAAAAGAACTAATTGATAAGTATCCTAAACTCTATGCATCGAAACACTTTTGGGGGTTTGAGTGTGGTGACGGATGGTATAATATCATTGACAATCTCTCTGGTGCTATTACCTCATACACGAATCCAACAACTGAGTTTCCAGTCTTTGATGCTATTGTTTCTCAAGTCAAAGAGAAATTCGGTGCGCTCCGATTCTATGCTGATAATACCGACAGAGTGGTTGACGGTATGATTTGGTTGGCTGAACATATGTCAGCCCATACCTGCGAGATGTGTGGTAATCCAGGTGAACTACGTAATGGTTCGTGGTTGGTAACACTTTGCGATAAACACCAAGATGAACGAACCACAAAGGAAGTGTAATGGAAGAAGAATATGATGTTGTGGTCGATATTCTTCAGAAGCATTATGATAAACTGTGGAATATGACTCAAGCACAAATGGAGTCAGGATATGGTATGAGTATTATGGATGATATTCGATTTAAACAGATGGATCAATTACAACAGGCGATTGGTATATGGAAAGGAAGAAAATGGTGATTTTAATATTAGTGCTGGTATTTCTATTTGCTGGTGAACCTGACGTATGGGACAATCTGCACGACTATGCTATGCACGTTACGGCTACACCCGCTAATCAAGTAACTGTTGTGAACAAGGATTGCAAGTGAACGAACGAATTAAAGAACTTGCTGAACAGGCTGAAACTAAAGAAATCGGATATTACTTTTTTGATAGAGAAAAATTCGCCGAGTTGATTGTGCGTAAGTGCATAGAGATCGATATTGAGAATCCAGATGCACGACCTGGCGTTGAGATAGCAAAATACTTTGGGATAGAAAATGCACCCTAGAGCATTAGAGTTCTTATTCGAGATGCAGGCAGAAAAGATAAACTGTATCGTATGCAAGTCGGATCAGATTGACAAAGGAACAGAAGTAGACTATAATGGTGGTATGGCTGTCTTCATGAAGTACACTTGCCGTAGATGTAAGACAGAATTTTTAGACAAAGAGATTCCACACGAATCGGAGGATGAAGAATGAATTATGCATTAATGATTTATACAGTGGTTGCTATGTCTGGTCAAAATGCATCGCTAGTACAAGCACGTGATTGGCGTTATCTGGCCTCGTTTTATACTCAGGAGCGTTGCAATGATGCCGCAAAGGTAATGGGTATTTCTAATGAACGTTATCGTTGCGTTCCTGTAGCACCACGATGATACTAGTCTGCACTTTGATGAGTATTCTCCTGTGGGCAATGGCTACTGTTGCATGGGAAGAAGGGCGACCGACAATGGCATGGGTGTATTTCTTTTTGTCGGCTATGAATGGTGCGTTGGTGTTAGATACTATTTTTTAGGAGAACGTATGATTAAAATTTTAGACAAGATTGCAAGTTATCGACCAGTTCTGGATGTGATACTTCAAGCCTTCTTTTGGTTACTGTTAGCAGTAGCAACATGGGTTAAGAACTATGAAGATATGGCGATTGCAGCATGGTGGATTATTCTGTTGGAGTTGGTGCAGGTGAACGATAACTTGAAAGCATTAAAGGAGCAAAATGAATCAAGAACTATTGAATAAGATTGGGCTTATGACCGGCGGTGCTCATTTTCCTGATGTATTTAAAACATATCAAAAAGACTACATTTTAAATATCTTGATAGAGCTATATAAAGTCTATCAAAAAGGTGAGAATATACCGGAAGATTATTTGGCTCTAGACTTCTGGGATGATATTGTCAAACATTTCAAACTTGACAACTATGAAATTGAGAAGTTGTTAAAAAACAACACATAAAAACGCTTGACAAAGTAACCCCTTTCGGCTATAATAGATTCTGTTGAGTTGATTGAGAAAGAAAAAAACGGAAATAAACGATCCGTCTCTGAGAAGAGTTTAGCAAGGGTTTGGTGTGGTAATGACTTCGGCACCATGTAACAGTCAGTTCCTTGTTAGTTTTCGAATTTAAGATAAAACAGACAAATGCGGTCTGTCTCTGAAAAGAGTTGAGCAAGGGTTTGATGCAGTAATGACTTCGGCATCATGTAACAGTCAGTTCCTTGTTAGCATTAGATCAGATGGTAGACAACTACCCAATGGTTGTAGGTGACGATGGGCTTTATAGGAACCTTCACGAATTTGAAATAGACGGTATGTTTGAGTTCTGTAAACTGTTAAGTTAATTGTGGTTGACTTGCATACCGAGACAATCTAATGAGTTCATCCAGTGTGAATAGTTAGGCATTCGTTTATATGGTAGAGAAACCAGGCGGCTTAAATGCGTAAGAGACCTGTGTATTAGTCCTCAAATGTCGGGGTGATGGTCCGACCTACCAAGTTTTTTGCACCGTTCGTCTATCGGTTAGGACACTGCCCTTTCACGGCAGGAAGACCAGTTCGATTCTGGTACAGTGTGCCAATCAGATGACATAGCAATATGTCCAATGGTTGTAGGTGACGATGGGCTTTATAGGAACCTTCACTTTTTTTATTTTAAGGAGAGTCCATTATGGACAGTGACAAGTGTATTATTAAAACGAAGGAGCTATAGTCAAACGGTTAAGACAGCGGACTTTTAATCCGTCAGGTCAGGGTTCGAATCCCTGTGGCTCCACCATA